GATTGAAGATGACTTGAGTGTTGATGGTGGTGACATTAACAGTACTGCTGAAACATTCCAGTTCATTAATACTGATACAGACTTCTTCATTGGTCTAAACAATGCAGAGTCTATCGTTCTTGGTAATAGTACCACACAGTCACAGACAATAAGCATTGGTAACAACGTTGCTACTGGTCAAACTCATACATTTAGAATGGGTGCTGCTGCTGGTACTAGTGTACTTGAGATACACAAAGGAACTAGTAGTTCTATCGTAGATATTGGTAGTGCTACTGATCAGGTAACAAGTAATTGTACTATAACTCTTGGTGGTGCTGCTGCAAATGCTTCTAGTTCAACACTAATTGGTACATATCAGACAAAGACTGCTGGTACATTAGAGATTGGTTCTTTTGCTGGTACATCCGAGACACGTATCTTTACTCAAGCAGGTAAGGTTAATGTATTTGATGGTACTGATACTACTCATCTAACATTAGGTCTTAACTCTTCTAAAGTTGATATTGCATCTCTTGGTGGTAATACTACTGTAAGGAATAGTCTTAATATTCTTGCAAGTACAACTGGTAATTCTGACATCAAATTGGTTGGTGGACAGAAAGCAGGTATCATTGAGATAGAAAGAGGTAGGTTCAATGCAGGAACTTCAACACACATTGTAGGTTCTCTTGATAATCCTAACGTAGACTTCCTTAAGTATAGTAACACAGGTAAGTTGATTGATACACAGGGTGTTGGACCTTGGGGTGGAGATTCTTATCTAGTTGCAGCAGGTCAGATTTCTGCTATTGATAACATTACTCCAACACAGAGTGGTACATGGGTTGCTAATACTACATACTCATTCGTATCACCTACAGGTGGACAAGGTACTGGAGCATTATTCACAGTTATCGTTGATGGTAATGGAAATGCTAGTCTCGAACTAGTTACTCCAGGATCTAATTATGAAGATAATGATCAACTTACAATATCTGCTGCTGATTTAGGAAATCCAAGTGGTGATGATATTACATTTAAAGTTAATGGTGTTAATGCATCTGGTGATTTATATGTCTTACCAATAACACAACCTGCTATCAATGACTTTAAGATTGGTGACTTACTACTAATTGAAAGAGGTCATGCAAGTTCTCCTGATGGTTTGAATCCAAATGGTACAACACTTACCAAGAATGAGAATCAGAATGAGATAGTTAGAGTTGAAGGATTAATTAACGTTACTAATGGTAATGATCCAGATGGTTATAGATTAGCAGTTACTCGTGGACTTGATGGTACTACAAAGAGAACTGATCACCCACAAGATACTGTCATTGCTAAACTTGATAAGCAAGTTAACGCAACATACATTACAGGATTTGACCTTGATCTTGATGATGAGTTAGATCCTATATCAGATCTATTGATATCTGATTTGGATATTAATACTCTGGTTTCTACTGGAAATGATATCTTAACTATTAACTGGGGTAATAGTAAGACCAATGCTGATTTAAATATCTTCGCTGGTGAGACTATTGCTATCAGTGGTGTTGGAACATCAGAATTGAATGGTGAGTTTATTATACAGACTCCTGTAACTCCTACTGCTACATCATGTACAGTTAAGTTAGCAGGTAATCTTGCTGCTGCTACAGTACTATGGAGTAGTGAACCAACAGAAGCAGAGTTAAGAAACAAGAGTGCTTCTAATATTGATGATGGTACAACAAATGTAAGGATAGGTGTTGCAGAATTTGGTGGAGTTTTAACTGCATCTGATTATCTGTTACTATCTGATACAGAGATAGTCAAGGTTGTAGATCTTATCAGTACAGAGGTTAAATCTCTAATTGTAACTGATGGTGGAGATCCAGAGAATAAGACATTTGAAGTACAATCATTAACAGGAAATACCATACTACAAGGTAACTTGGGTGTTGGTCAAGGATACAATAAACTAACAGTTAATGGCATTACTGGTGATACTACTATTGCTGGTAAACTAACTATTGAGGATACATTTACTCTCAACGGTTCAGTAGTAGAGAAGACACAGTGGTTTAGATTAACAAATGGTGGTGCAACAGGTACACCATTGAGAACTACATTAGAAGTCGATACTGCAACTGGTGACCTAACCATTAATGGTGGTGATATTAATATCTTTGGTGAAGATGGTACTACACAAAGATTGAAATTTGTTAATTCTTCTGGTGACTTCACATCATATGGTTCATTCTCTGCTTTAGGTACTGGTACAAGTACATTTGGTGGTGATCTATTAGTACAGGGTGATGCAACTATTAATGGTGGTGATCTAACAATTAATTCTGGAGGTAACAAGATCTTCAGTGTTGAGAATGACGGTGCTGTTAATATTGCTGGTATATCTAACTACTTCACCCAGACAGGTGGTAGAAAGTGGGAATACTCTGCTGACTTTGAGGTTAACGCACAAGTCAATACAAATTATGTGTTAGATGTTTCACAGAATACAGTTCTTAAACTACCACAGAATCCATTAATCGGTGATATGATTCGTATCATAGATATAGGTGGACTGTTAACATACAACTTATCGTTGGTTGTTAGAGCAGCAACAAATGTTAAGGTACAAAATGCTAGTGATAACACAGGTCTTGCGATGTTAGCAGGTAATACTGCTGACTTGAGTGCTTATCAGGGTGGTGAATTAGTTGTTCAAACTCCATTTGCTGGATTTGCATTGTTATACGTAGGAAATAGTACACCTGATGGTGGTACTGCTGCTCCTACATCTAAAACAGGTTGGTATCTCATAGAAGTATAAATGTTTTATCAAGAATCTAAAACTGCTAAAGGAGCGGCTATTGGTACAATTATGCCATGGGGTGGAGGTATAACTTCTATCCCTAAAGGTTGGATTATATGCGATGGTCAATATGTAGATGCTGGAGCATATCCTTTATTAACTCAAACTATTGGTGACACCTATAATACTGGTACTAGTTCTTTGACTGGTAGTTTTCCAGCATATTCAGGCACACTTAAGATGCCAAATCTTAATGATAAAGCACTGATGGATGTAGAGGAGGCATATTTTACTGGTGGTGGTTCACCTACTGGTAGAGTTGCTGATGAAGATATTGATGCAAGAACATTACTATCAACCAAGATAGGTACACATGAGAGTCAATCTATTACTACAGCATTTACTGATGTTTTCACTGATATAGTATTCACTCTTCCTGCTACTGATGCTACAGGATATCAAGGAAAGATTGCAGGTAATACTAAAATAGATGGTGAAGGGTTCCATACAGTATACATAGCACCAAGAAAACTTGGTAGAAAGCATGTCAAGAGGCATACACATACTGGGACATATGATACTATAGGAGCTCCTAGTGCAACACAACCAGGTGAAGGTGTTATACCTTTTGGTGAAGTAGCATATACTATAAGATTCTCTGCCCATGATAATATTGGTGATGATGATGAAGGTGATACATACTATTGGGGTTGGACTAATGATGGTAATGTAAGTGGAGAAGCAACTAAATTTACTGCTCCTGGTATAAGTGTTGGTACTAGAAAATCAATGAATGCTGCTGGAAACGCACCAGCAGATTGGGATACAGATAATTGGTTCCCAGCAAGTGCGGTTGGTACAGCATATACTGGTAATACATATGGTTCAAATGATCATTTGTATCAATTATGGTGGCCTGATTCTACTGGTATGGATGATACACCTGTAGGTATTGATGGTGGTGCTTTTGGTGTTATTATGGCAAAGGTTGAATCATCACCACCACCATATGATTTGGCACCACAGTTTGTTACTGATACTCCAATTTCAAACCAATTAAAGATATCAGATCAACATCCTAATGGACCTAGAATAGATTCAAATGTTACTGTAAAATTTGCTGATGGAGGTGGTGTACTTGCGATTCCTAGTGGTTATAGAAATTATTATATACCAGCAGATGCTGCTAATGTAAATACACCAACTACATTACCATATTTGCCTGGTGGTACAATAAATCCTGATACTGATAGTGCATTGCGTGGTACTTTATTGAGTCATCCTGGATATAATTTTACATCAAATACATCAGGTGATAAAATTTTCGCACATACACATGATGATTTTGATGTTGAATTTGATAGTTCAAGATTAAAAACAAGAAGTAGTCTTGTTGCTAACGTAAACATACCAACACAAACAGATTTTCTGGGCAATGCTGAAAATAAAAATGCCCTACAAATAGATTTCAACGTATCACAACCACAAATGACCTGTGTTTACATAATCAGAGCATACTAATGGCAAAATCCAAATCTACTAATTACGCTAGACAGAAGGCATTTTATGGTGGGATACCTGGTACTATCCAGCAACATGCTTTAGAAGGTATCATACTCGATAAAGACCCTACGAATCCCATATTTAAGGAAAATTTACCTGCAGGATTTTTGCCTTGTGATGGTCGAGTATATAATGTTAAAGATTATTATTGTTTAGCACAGACACTTGGTGTTGGTGATGAGTGTAGATTTAAAAAAGAGGGTGTAACATTAAGAAATCCTGATACAGAAACAGGTGAATTAGGTCAGTTTCAAGTACCAGATTTAGGATCTAAAGTCATGACTGGTGGTAGAGGTACTGGAACATATGCTGGTTTAACTAAAGCAGATAAACCAAATATCAATAGAGTTGGTGTTGAGGTAGAAGCGAGTACTAATGTTGGTAATAGAGTTACTTGCAATTATGATGGATATATGCAAATAGATGCTGAACCAGTTATTAATTTTAATGGAAATATTAAGTATAATATGTTGAGAAGGACTAGTGAACATGCTATGGATATTGAAGAATTTCAAGCACATGCTCATGAAACACCAAATTTAACGGTGTTGAATTATACTGGAAATGCTAAAATTGATGGTGATGGTAAATCTAATGTTGGTGGAGCAGTAGGAGAAGGATCTCCCATTGATCCATTTCTAAATGTTAATGCTTCAGGTGGTAATACTTTTGAAGAGACAAATTTTAATACACCCAGTCCACAAGCAGTTCATTCTCATGTATTAACTAGACCAACAGAGTATTCTCATAATTTTAGTTACAGTTATGGTACTACACAGGTTAATTTGGATGATATGCAATCATACATTGATGTAGATGTATCAAATTTAGATGTTTTAAATCAAGTAGTAACACCATTCATAATGGTACATTATATAATTAAATTCTAATACCATGAGTGGTTCTGCTTCAGCATCTCCGATGCGTATCATTGTTGGTGATACTGTTACTATAAGTTACACATGGTATGATGATGGAAGCAGTCCAGCTATTCAACCATCATATATTCAGATAGAAGCAAACTCTAATAGTCCTGGTGAAACACACTTTGGTCCTAATGGTTTAATTTTTCCTGCTACAATTGGAGATGGTGCAACATCTTCTTACACGTATACTCCTGCTACTTGGGGTCGTATTGATGGTGGTGGTCATAAGAGAACATCTTACCTCTTAAAAGCATTAGATTCTAATCAAAATAGTCTGCATAATTATTCTTTTGGCATTGAACTATATCAAATGCCAACCATAAGTGTAGTTGCTTCTCCAAGTACAGTAACAAGTGAAGGTCAGGTTGTTACTTTTTCATGGACAGCTACTGGTAATTTTGATAAAGTAAAATATAATTATGTCACTAATGCTGGTAATGCAGGTAGTTCAACTCTTTATACTCTTTATGGTGCTCAACAAGGTCAAACAAGAACTGGTACTATAACACAAACACAAGGTGCAGGACAAATATTACAAGGTTACACTGGACAGAAAGATTTTGTATTTATTGCCGAGCATGGTTTTAACTCACCTTATTACGTACCAAATTACATAAATTCGAGACTTTATGCTGCTGCTACTACAACTGTTACTCTTGCTGTACCATGGTATGAAGTATCTACAAACAAAACTAATTACAGTGAAGGTGAGATTATTAATGGTACTGTTACTACTACTAGTGTAGCAACAGGAACTACTTTGTATTGGGCAATGACAACAAATAGTGGAACATATGCTCCTGAAGATTTTACTGATACAGGTGCTTACCAGCCACATGGATCTGGAACTGTTATAAATGGTTCATTTACTTTCAGTGCTCAAGTAAAAAATGATTCAATTTCAGAAGGAATGGAGACTAGGAGAGTAAGATTATACACAGACTCTGCTAGAACAAATTATGTCAGGCAATCTCCTCAATTTTACATACTTCCTTCTGATCAACCATCTTATGGAATAAGTGCAGCACAATCAGTTTATAATGAAGGTCAGACTGTATATTGTGGTGTTAGTACTACTAATGTAGCACCAGGAACTACTCTTTATTGGAAAATAACTGGTGCTTCTATAAATGAACAAGATTTTATTCCCAATTCAGTAGAGGGACAAGGAAATATTTCCAGCAGTGGATCATTTACTTTCAATCGTACAATATCTACTGATCAACTTTCAGAAAGTACAGAGACATTTAAATTACAATTATTCACAAATTCTGCAAGAACATCACTAGTTGCAGAATCTCCTTTATATTCTATTATTGATACTTCCCAGTCAATATCACATTTAATAACTCCTTCTTCGTTAAATGTAGTCGAAGGAGGATCAATAACATATCTAGTTGAAACAACTGGATATCCACCTGGTAGTACCATGTATTGGGCAATGGAGGGAGTTGGTATAACAGAGGATGATTTTAGTCCAGTTCATCTATCTGCTGGACAGACGCTTATTGGTGTTAATGGTGGATTTGAAGTTTTTAAAAATATTGTAGCAGATGAATTAACAGAAGGAAGTGAGTTAATTTATTTTAGGTGCATGTATCCAACGTCAGACGTAGGTGATATAGTAGCAACTAATACTCAAGTTAGTATTCTAGATACATCAACAAATCCTCCACCACAATCACCAACTATTGCTTATTTTTATGGTACTCCAACAACTATTAGTGTTGGTCAATCCTCAACATTACACTGGAGCGTTACTGGTCTTGTTGATACTACTTGGATAGATTCAGGTGTTGGTAGTGTACCAAATAGTTCTAATACAGTAGTATCTCCAACTACAACCACAACATATACCTTAAATGCTAGTGGTCCTGGAGGAGCTAGTTCTGCTACTGTAACAATCGATACAACATTACCAGTAGCATTAATGGTTACTGGTCCATCAACAGTTGATTGGCAAGCAGCATCTATACCTATACAAATATCTGCTAGTAATGCTCCTAATATTATTTTATATGCAACATATGATGGTGTAGTAAAACCACAATTTGAAATACCAAATTCATCAGGTTCAGTTACCTTTGATCCTTATAATTATATTCCTGATTGGAGTAGTCCAGTAGATACTATACAATTACATTTTGCTGCTGGAGCAACTGCCAATCAAACTCTGGTAATTGCTGTTGATGTGGATAGAACACCAGATCCTATTACTCTACCAGCTTCTCCTGCTGCTCCAGATGAAGAAGTTACATCACCACCAGTACCAGTAGCAGTTACAGATATTGATGTACCAGTTGAAATTAAAGCAGATGAACCAATTAAAGTACAAATAGATGGTACTACGAATTGGAATAATGTACGGGAGATATAATAAATAATTAATAGTCTAGGAGTAGGTTTATACCATGTCATTCCAAATTGGTCATTACTTACAGTACGGTCAAACCTGTATTGATGGAATATTTTGGTTTCCTGGTGGTAGTGCTCCATGGCCTAGAAATATTACATGGGTTTATAATGAGATAGGAACTTGGTATTGGTATTTCTTTAAGAGATATCCTGAAATGAGTGGTGCAAACTATTGGTATGATGGATTTACTTCATCAAGCAATGGGTTTGTTAATAATGGAAATGCTGGTAATAGTTCATACAACACTTCTGTGTTTATGTTCATTTACAATGCTTCTGGACCAGAGACTGCTGCTATTAACGCTTATGGGCAGCATCAATGGCAAGGTGGTGGGTACTGTCCAGTCTATGGGTGTACTAATCCAAGTGCAAATAACTATAATCCTAATGCAACAGTAGATAATGGATCTTGTACGTACAATTATGGATGTACCGACCCATCAGCATATAACTATGATTCAAGTGCAGTCATAAATGATGGTTCTTGCATATATCAAGGTTGTATGGATCCAAATGCCAACAACTATAATTCTAATGCTACAGTTGCTGGTACTTGCACATATAATCAACCATCTGTTTCTTTCTCTAGAAGTCCAGGTTCAATAACAGCAGGACAATCTGCTACATTGTCATGGAGTACTTCTAATGCTATATCTGGTACAATACCACTAATAGGATATAATATATCACCAGTAAGTAGTGGTTCCAAGGTTGTTTATCCTTCATCTACTACAACATATAGTTTAAATGTTTATGGATATGGTGGAACCAGTGCTTCTGCTACTGCAACTGTAACGGTTTATACTCCACCCAATGTTACAATGTCGGTATCACCGACCACTATTCCTCAAGGAGGTAGTGCAACATTGAGTTGGAATACAACTGGAGATGCTAGTTCTGCTAGTATCAACCAAGGTGTTGGGTCAGTACCATTAAGTTCTAGTACTACAGTAAATCCAACAACTACAACCACATATACTATTAATGTGAGTGGATCTGGCGGTAGTGATAGTGCTCAAGTTACCCTTAATGTTTTACCACCACCATCTGCTACTATTAGTGCTTCACCAAATCCATTAATGTATGGAGGTAATATAACATTAAATTATAGTAGTTCTAATTCTAATACTACTACTATAGCAAGGTATTATACTGTTGATAATGTCCAGACTCAAATAACACCTGATATAACTGTTACTGCGAATACCACTGGTACTGTAACAGATACAATTACTTGGAGTAATTATGGTACAGGAGGATATGGTCAAGCATTAAATTCAGTTCAATATACAATTTCAGCAAGTAATGGAGTTACTAGTGCTAGTGCTCAATCTGGTGTAATTCCTGTAAATCAGGATATGATGCCTGATCTTATTTCTATTCCACCATCAGACGATAAGGATCCAGAAGAGGAACCAGTAATATCACCAGTTGTAACATCAAATGCATTGTTGGTTGATGATATTGATGTACCAGTTGAAATTAAAGCAGACGAACCAATCAAAGTTGAAATTGATGGTGATGGTAACTGGCGAGATGTTCAGGAAATATAATGCCACAGATAACATTCAATTGGTATAGATCTGCTGGAGACTCTAATTATATCAGTTGGGGTCCTGTTACCATTGGACCTAATAGTGGTAGTGGTTCGTGGAACTTACCAGATGGTACTACATATTCTGTATCATGTTCTGGTAGTGGACCTGGGTACTGTGCCTTAAGAGTATTGAGTCCACAATCATTAGGATTAGATGATAGGCAAGGTGCTGGTGCTGATAATGATTGGAATGATATGATTGTTAATTGTAGCAGTGGTACATGGCAAGGTAGTTGGCCAAATATAACATTTGTTACATCAACAGTAGTATATGGGTGTACTGATCCAGACGCAAATAACTACAATTCTAATGCTACTGTTAATCAAGGGTGTTCATATTCACCACCAACAGTATCACTTACTGCTGATAAAAATTATACTATAAATCCAAATCCTGTGATGTTATCATGGTCAGTAAATGGTAATCCTACATTTAATAGTGCAACTATAGCAAATTATGGTAGTGTGAATACTTCGGGTGCTTCTAATTCTGAAACACGACAAGGACAGGTACTTGTGTATCCTGGATCAACTACATCATATACATTAACTGCATATGCTCCAGGCAATCAGACAGCACAGGCATCACAATCAATTGTTGCATACACACCACCAACAGTATTTCTAACATTAAGTTCTAGTCAAGTTGTTAGAGGTCAATCAGCAACACTATCATGGTATATTACTGGTGATGCTACTAATATGTCTATTAGTAGTATTGGTGGCAATTTGCCATTTACTTCTAATACTGTAGTTACTCCAACCACAACCACAACATATACAGCAACAGTTACATTAACTACACCTGCAGGTGACACTGCTATCGATAGTAAACAAATATCATTAACTGTTGTTGAAATACCTGAAGTTGATATTACTGGTGGTACTTATATTACATACGATGATGATGAGTGTAAGGTAAATGTTCAGGCAGAACATTGTGAAGTGATGACTTTTGTTGTAGTTACTACCTATCTTGATGGTGGACAATCTCAACAAACTGTAGCAAATCATTCTCCAACTAATGGTAATTATGATTTTAATGTGCTACCATACGTTGGTTGGAATAATTTTGGACCATCTAGTGTACAAGTTATTGCATCTGGCACAGCAAATAATGGTGGGTTGAGTGCTACTGATACACATACATTCCAAGTAACTATTGATACTACTCCAGATCTGATAACCATACCACAATCAGATGATAGTGATCCACAATCAGAAGTTGTATCACCAGATGTTACAATTACTACAGATTCAGTACTTATACAAGATATTGATATACCAGTTGAGATTAAAGCAAGTGAACCAATTCAAATTGATATTGATGATAGTGGTAATTGGCAGGAAGTCCGTGAAATGTAACCATAAATAGCTACGATACTTATAGATAAGAAATGACTACGTATCAATTTGGAAATACACCAGTATATGTCAGCGAGGGGCAGACCGTTCGTTTTAGGTTTAAGGCACCTTCAGCGTGGGATACTACTTTAAGTGTAAATGTTCAAATTGGTCTGCAAACTACCATTTGGTATATCAGCACAGTTCCTGAAGACTATGCTCCAAATCCATTTCCATTCACAACATTAGAGAACGCAGATCCAGATACTCTTTATACTTATGGTGATGGTAATAGGGTAGGAGAAACTATTGTTACTGTTGCTGGTCTGACAGATGACACAGAAGTTGGAGTAGCATTAACATCATCATGGGTAAATCCAACTACTAGTGAGGTAGCAGTAAGACGTAAGAGAATAAGTGAAGGTGAGACTACATGGAGTGCTTGGTCTATACCAAGTGGTTGGTCAGTAGCAAATACTGATCAATTACAAGTAAGATTAAAGTCTAACCCTACTGGAGGGTTAAGTCAATATGTTAACCTAGGTGTTGGTACAAGGGTAGAGAAGTGGATTATTGAGACTAAAGTCCCACCACCAAATTACCCTTCTCCACCACCAAATTTTGTATGGTTAGAGGATCAACCATTAGATACTGATATTTACAGTAACGTAGTACAGATTCAGGGTATGTCTGATTATGGAACAGTATCTACTGATAATGGTGCAAAGATTGGTATAGCAAGTGTTAATACTACTACTACAAATTCTGATGGGTTTGAAGTATTATCTGGAGTAACATTTGTTGACTCTTCAACTCAACCTCAAATTACTAATGGTCAATTTATACAGTTGATGGTGACATCACCAACAACTTCTAATACTGCTCTTCAAAATTTAATTAACATTGGTACTGGTGGAACAGGAGTTATATGGAGAATTGAAACAGGTGATTTACCATCAGAAACTCCTGATACTTTTATATTTTCTAATAAAGTTGATCAAATAGAAGATTTCTTAATTGAATCTGATCAACAACCTCCTGCAGGTATTGTTGGACTTGGAACTGATGTATCAGTTGATGTTATCTTATTAGCTACAAATGGTTCAGAACCAGGTGTTAGAATACAACATAATGGTTCATGGTCTAGTTGGGGTATATTCCCTGCATCAGTAGTACTTGGTGATAAGATACAAATAAGAAATAGATCTAGTGCTACATTTAGTAGTGTGATTTCTACTACCATTAAGGTAGGTACTAGAGAGATAATACCATGGACTATTACTACAAACAGTGGACCAGATACTGATGCTAGTTTCACACCACCATCAAGTTTAACAAATACTGCTCCAAATAGTATTGTTGTTAGTAGTATAGTACCAATAACAGGTATCAATAGACCTATTACTATTTCTGCTACTAATGATGCAAAAATATCTGTTGATTTTGGTCCATTTGTAACAGGACCAGTAACATTTAATCCTACACAAAATAGTTCCTTCCAATTACAAGTAACAACTAGTGCTAATTTATCAGGACAAGTAACAACATCTGTAACAGTTGGTACTGGTAGTACAAATAATCCATTCACATGGGGTGCTACAAATTATGCTGTTGTCCCACCACCACCAGAACTTAAGGGAGCATGGTACAGTAAGAAGACTGCATTTGTTGACATGTCAGGTGGTGGTCAAGGTGTTATTAGACAGAGTAAAGAGGATGGATATGC